AGAACGATTCCTGATGATCTATAATCCTGCGACATCCAGCAGGCTGCGTCAACGTGGTCGAAAGTCATACGAGACTCTTGGCCCCGCAATGAAGGAGGGAGGGATTCTTGGTTTCTCGATGGGTCAGAAAGGACAGTTGATGATCGATATTATCGATACCCAGCAATTGCACCAAAATATCATGGAGCAGGCTGGAAAGAAAATCGGGCAGAAGCTTTATAAGGGTGACATCGACAAAATCATGAGAGACATCAATGCTGTAATGGACTTGCACTCGCAGGGACTTCCAGCCGATTCTCATTTCGTGCAGTCATACGGAGATAAATGGAAAGATCACAAGAATTTTATCAACTCAACATTTGGAGATATTTCAGGTGGGGCTAAGGCTCGCCCCTCAGATTACATGATGATCAACCCCGTATTGGTAACTGACAGACCGAGTAAAGCTGTCTTTAAGACCTACCGTCTTGATCGACTCAACAAGGCCACTCGAATGGAGGGAACCACAGGAATCCCAATGGATTACAACATGGTCAAGGCGAACTATATGCCTGAAGGTGTACCACTATTTGATGAGAACGGAGATCCTGTTGATATGCGCTACACCCCTGTTGCGGATGAGAACGGCAATCTTCGAGCAATAACGTCTGAGAATTATGGACGACAAAACGGTGCTCCTCCTCTGGACGATCAAGGTCGCCCCGTAGCGCAAAGCAGACTTCCTGAGCAAGCAAGACAGATGCCAGAGCAAGTAACATCTGTTCCAAAATCAGAGGGTGGACAGCTTAAGCCAGCAACATGGAGTAGCCTTGAAGAAGTTGGGTACAATCCATCTGCTTCAGAGAAAACGCAAATCACAACGACTGCTGCAACCTACGAAAAGATCGTCAACGCCAATGCCAAAGAAGGTATGAAGGTGCTTGATTTCTCTGCTGGGCTTGGTGCTGGTACTGCTAGCATGAAAAGAATTGGCAATGCAAAAGGATTTGAGGTTGCTGGGTATGAACCCTACTCTAACCCTCAAAAGCGAGTTGTCGCACCAGAGTATGAAGGCATCGATTCGTTGGCCAAAATTCCAAACAACAGTCAAGACATCATTATTAACAATGCCGTTCTAAATGTTGTGCCAGAAGATGTTGGTCGCGGGATCGTGCGTGATATTTACAGCAAGTTGGCCCCAGAAGGGTCTGCATTCATCAATGTCATGGGCTGGAACAACATCAAGGGTAGACTTAACAATCCAAAGACCCAACTTGTTGGGCCTAGAGAGGTTGTCACTCAGAAAGGCACGTTCCAAAAAGGATACACTACGGAGACGTTGCGGGCATTGATTCAATCAGAATTACCAAATGCTAAAATCGTAAGAACAAGCTATGGTGACATCGGATTCAAGGTGACCAAACCAATGACTGAAACTAAGTCAGAGCAACGCAATTTCCTTCCTGAGCCAGCGGGACAGATGCCAGAGTCACAAAGGCAAGTAGAAGACACTACGGTCGATAATAGGCTTAAACTGCTTCAAACAAAAGAAGTATTGCAAGACTGGGCAATGACTCAAGAGAGCTGGAAGGATTGGTATTCAGAGCATCAGGAAACACTTGATGATTTCTTTGGAGATAATGCTGAATTATTTCAAGAAATACTTGCAGTTACATCACAAGCGGCATCGGTCAAAGCTAATGTCGGACTGGCATTGAAAGCTTTTGGTCAGTTAATGAGGGGAGAGGAGTTTGATGCCCGTCTGCGTGGCGAAGAGAAAGCTGGATATTTACCAGCAGTAATTGGAAACCTTAACGCCATCAAAAACAAAACGCAGGTTGGTGGAAGAAAAATCTCAAATTACAAATCTGCAAATGAGGGTGACTCCTCGAAAGTTGTAGTAGATAGGCACATTGCAAGAATGTTGTTTGGAGTAGATACTCCATCAGCAAAGCAATATGCGGAAGCAGAAAGAGTATTGACTGATATTGCCAAGGAGTTAGGCTGGAAGCCAGCACAGGTGCAAGCAGCACTCTGGGCGCAATCTATCGTAATGTCTGGGAAAACTCCAGTAAGCTACGGTTCGTATTTAAGACAACTAGAATCAAAGGGACTAACAAAGAAAGAATTAATCAATGGAATCAAAGGAAACCAAATCACAAGGAGAACTGGAGAAGTTGCTGGATCAAGCTATGGACGCGATGCAACTAGCAAAGAAAGGGGGAGATATTCTCCTTCTGTCCAAGATGCTTCTGGAGGAAAAAGAGAAACAGTAAGCTATCTCCCTGAGTCTGAAATCGAATCCAAGCCAATCAAAAAAAGCAAATCAACCGTTAAAGTGAAAACATCACCAGAATCAATTTCTAGTGTTGCCAAAATGAAATAGTAAGCATACTGTGCCTCTAATGAGTAATGCAATTGCAAAAGAGGTTGAGTCTCAACCTTCCGAATGGTTCCAAGAAGTCCTCGACAGAGCCAAGGCTCACGGTGACCGCAAGAGAGTTGAATACTGGAACCCACAGGGGGCTGCAAAGGCCCTCTGGGGGCTTGCACAGGGTAAAAGCTACTCTGCCATAGCAAAGGACACTGGGATCGATAGAAAGACCGTCAGGGAGCTTGAATGGAGGCACGAGGACACTCTCGAAACTAAGCGCAAAGACTTTTCGCGTAAGTACGCAATTGCTGCGGAGGAGTATACTGACTTACTGTTCCAAAAAGCAGAACAACTTGCCGAAGATCCAGAGCAACTGAAGAACATCTCCCCTGACAGACTGGCGTTAACAGTCGGAATTATGACTGATAAAGCTACTCAGCTTGCTGGCATGGCGGGTGTGGTGATCGAGCATCGCAAGGGAGCATCTATCGAGGACGCAGCCATTATGATTGCACAGGCTAAGGCTCGCATTGCCAACAAAATCAAGGATCAGGCTATTGAAGCCGAAATAATCGAATAAAAAGTTGACATCTTTTCACTCAACTGTAAGAAACGGGTGTCGCCTAGATGTACAGTCTAGAGACACCCTAACACCAAACATACATGAATATGAAACGTGCTGAAAAAATAAAACCAGAACAGTCTTGGGATGTCAAACAATTATTTGATTACTTGAGCTACAATCCAGACACAGGGTTGTTTACTTGGGTAATGAATCCTGTCAGAAGCAAACTTATTGGAGAGATCGCTGGGAATGCAAACAAGCGGGGCTACATATCAATATGGATCAATGGCTTTCATTTCTCCGCTCACAGGCTAGCATGGGCAATGTCGAATGGTGAATGGCCTTTACTTGATATTGATCACATCAACGAAGACAAGTCTGACAACAGGATCTGCAATTTGCGTCACGCTAGCAGGTCTGAAAACATGTTTAATCGAGGAAAAAACAAAAACAACACATCAGGAATGAAAGGTGTTACATTTTGTAAATGCACTGGGATGTGGCGCGCTCAAATGATGATTAACAGAAAATCAGTGAAGGTTGGAAGATTCAAATCTAGAGAAGAAGCATCGGCAGCTTATCTGCAAAAAGCCAAAGAGTTAAGAGGGGAATTTGCCAAATGCTAACTTGGAGAAAACACGCTATTCTTAAGGCTCCCACTGATGAAGAGGTGGCGGCAATGGATCCTGATGAAATAGTCAGCCTGCATGGGATTTACCACGAGGCAATTGAGAACGCCGAAAAAGATCCTTTCCGCTATGGATTCCATCTGCCACACTGGGGAAAAGCTGAAGAAGCGTTGTCACAAGTCACTGAGATTGTGGCACTTGGAGGTAACAGGTCAGGGAAAACTGCATGGGGTTCTTACTGTGTAGTCAGAGCTGCTGTTGAAAATCCCAAATCGGAAATCTTTTGTTTTGCTCAAACGTCAGAAGTTTCAATTCGTCAGCAGCAAAGTGCGATCTATGACTGGTTACCAATGGAGTTGAAGACTAAGCAAACATCTGCTAGCGCGTACATTTCATACAGCAAGAAGAACGGGTTTACCGATGGAAGTTTGATCCTTCCTAATGGATCACAGATTATTTTCAAGACGTACTCTCAGTATCAAAACAACCCGACCATTTTGGAAGGTGCTGAACTTGGTAGCCGTGACCCAAAGTGGCACAACATAGGTGTTTACTTGGACGAATACTTGCTAGGCCCCGAGCTGATCAATACTTTACGGTTCCGTTTGGCTACCAGAAATGCAAAATTACTGCTTACGTTCACACCAATTGATGGCTGGACTGAGGTTGTTAAAGAGTATCTTGACGGGGCATCTATGGTTGAATCCAGACCTGCGGAACTGCTCAAGGGTGAGCTTGTGCCATACATCCAGAGGTCAAAGAAGAGCAACGCCAGCATCCACTACTTCCACTCTCAGGACAACCCATTTGGAGGCTATGAGCGTATCAAGGAGGCTCTTGAAGGCAGGACACGGGAGGAGATCCTCATTCGTGCTTACGGAGTCCCTGTGAAGTCTCAGGCGACCAAATTCCCTAAGTTCAACACTGCGGTCAACGTCATCTCCAACGACAAGATTCCCACGGAGAATATCACACGGTATCAGATTATCGACCCTGCTGGTGCAAAGAACTGGTTCATGTGCTGGGTTGCGGTTGACGAGACTGGAACATACTACGTCTATCGGGAATGGCCAAGCGTGGATGTGGGTGACTGGGCTGAGTGGAAAAGCGGCAAGTGGGTCGCTGGTGAAGCGGCAAAGGGTCTTGGGTATGGCATCCGTGATTACGTCGAACTGATTCAAAACTACGAAGAGGGTGAAGAGATATTTGACAGATTGATCGACTCTAGGCTAGGTGCTGCTAGGTAT